CCACAGGTTCTTGAGCAGATGTACGATCACATTCTCACAGACAAGGGGATGGAGATCTTTCAGAAAGACTGGGAAACTGCTGGACAAGCCTAAACATCTATGGTATACTAAGGGTCTTCGGACCCTTTTTTTATGTCATTCAATCAAAGAGTGCTGACTCTAGAACAAGCAGACGAATTTTTGGACAAAGCACGTAAGGTCGGTGTAAAACCAGATCCAGATAAAAGATTCATGTATCTTGCTGAAGAATCAGAAGACAATGAATTTCCTATGCAGAAGGAGTTCTACAATCACTTCTTCAAGAGTTTTTCTGAGAGTGATCTCTACAGAAATTCAATCCTCCCTAGAAAGACTTCTATTCCTTCGGTTTATTTTTCTACTGAGGAATATGGAAAAGAGTGGACATTCCATCGTGATGACTTCAAAGTAGATGATATGGTTAGGGAGTACAGTGTCATCCTTTCTCTCAGCGACCCTGATGAATATGAAGGTGGAGATTGTGTCATCCTCAACAACGGTATGGAAACTTCCATGAAACTTCCTAAGGGTTACATGGCAATCTTCCCCAGTTCCAGTTATGTCAAGTTTGAGAAGGTTATTTCGGGAAATCGTACTGTTGTTCGTTGGGCAACTGAAGTTGGACTCAAAAATCATACTGAGTTTGAACTGAATATGAGGTATCAGCAGTTGTATTCTGCATTCAAATCAAACCTCAGTCCTCAAGCAGAGGAATTATTCTTCGTGGCAAATAATATGCTCGCGAATTATTTTATGAAAGATGTTGACTAAATATTACCACATCTGTAATTGACCGCACCTTCTAGGTGTGGTACAATACCTAAACCTATCGGAGGCATCTACGGACATCATGGACAAAGATTCTCTTATCAAAGAACTTCTTTTCAATCTGTTTCAACATACTGACGCTGATCCTGAAGTTTTAGATGCAAAATACAGACAAGGGACCTACGATCATTGGAGTGTCGAAGACCTTCAAATAAGACTTGCACTTATCCAGGAGACAGTTGCTAATGAGTTTTATAGTTTACGGTAAAGATGGGTGCCCTTACTGCACCAAAGTTGTTCAACTTCTTCAGATGAAAGAACTGAGGCACGTTGAATACAAATTAGGTAGAGACTTTACAAAAGATGAATTTTATTCTGAGTTTGGAGAGGGATCTACCTTCCCCCAAGTAGTCGTAAACAATACTAAACTCGGGGGATGTCAAGATACTGTAGAGTATCTACGGGAAAGCAAAATCATTTAGTCTAATGGACGAACTTCTTTATCTTATCGAACGATCTATCGATGAAGCATTTGAGCATGACAAATATCTTGTCAACATGTATTCAATGCTAACTCACTACAAATTTACTGGTCTGAAGACCAGAGAAGTTTTGGATTCTTCTACTTTTGTTAGTATCCATTCTCTGATCAATGATCTTGATGAATACATTCAAGGCGGATCTGATAAAGAACATAAGTTGATAAGAGAAGCGTATGGTCATCTTCCTAAACCACGCGCTAGAAAAATTAGAAAGTATCTAAATCAAATTATTGAAGACGCTAATCGTTATGTACAAGAAAGAAAACCAGGAAGAAAAAAAGGATCAAAAAACAAAAGGACGCGATATACATCTAAATAAAGGTGTAGAGATTATGATCTCAACCAACAGGAAAGAGGAGGAACCTGCAGAAAAACAAGAAAATTCAGAATTTTCTTTCAGACAGACTATTACTCTTTTCTCTAGAAGGTTTACTGTTCTGTTTGAAATCGACAAGATAGAGGAGTAAACCTGGAGAGGGATCATGGAAGTCACATTAGTGTCAACAGTATTAGTATTTTCTGTACTAATAACAATCGGAGGTTTTTTATTGGGAGGTGTGTTAGGATGGGTTGGACACAACTATTACCTTGAACACTTTGCAATGAAGCAATCGTTCCAAGCGAACCATCCAGAATTCTACGATTCTGATGGAAAGATTATTCCGAATCAACTTCTTACTGTTAGGTTTGAGTCTGAGGACGAGTATTTTGAAGACTGATTACATTTGAGGCAAATTACCATGGCTACAAAAACAAGGAAGGAACTTCCTTTACCTGAGTTGCTTATTACAGAAGTCTTGCAAAAGGTTTCTAATGCAAAAACAAAAAAGGAGAAGGTAGAACTTCTCCAACAATACAATAGTGATGCTCTTAGATCAATTCTTATCTGGAATTTTGATGAGAGTCTCACAAGTGCTGTGCCTGAAGGAGAGGTTCCTTATACCCCCAACGATGCACCTGTAGGTACTGATCATACTCGCTTGTTTATGGAGTATAAGGGTCTGTACCGTTTTATTGTGGGTGGAGAACCAAAACTGAATAGGGTTCGTAGAGAAACTCTTTTCATTCAACTCCTTGAGAACCTTCATGCTGATGAAGCAGAATTGATCTGTCTTGTCAAAGATAAAGCACTTCAGGATAAGTATCGGATCACCAAAGCAGCTGTCTCTGAAGCATTCCCCCAGATCCAGTGGGATAGGAGGAAGAAATGAAACTGCTGACTCTTGAAGATTACCAGAAGGCAGGTGAATCCTTCTGGCCAAAGTATTGGTATGTTGCAAAGGAACTTGGAGAAGATGCTAGACCAGAGGATGTTCTAAAAGTTATGGAAGCGGTCGGTACGGTCGCTCTCAAACTGAAACTGGAAGATACCCTCGCTCCCTTCGGGTTCAATAAAAAAAATGACATGGAGGTAGAATAATGGCAACCAAAAAGCAACCACCTCAGATTTTTGAGGTTCTTGATAAAGTATCGAGAGCAAGAAAGCATGAGACAAAGGTCAGTAACTTGAAAAAGTATGACAGTCCTGCATTGAGAACGATTCTTCTCCTCAACTATCATCCAGACATGACATTTGTTGACTTCCCAGAAGCAAACTACATGTCATCTGAAACTCCATCTTCTAATCTTTATGATGAGTACACCAAGATTGGTTATTTGACTGAAGGTGGTGGTAAAATGAAGGGAACTGTAGAAGAAGTTCGTCAAGCGTATGTAAAGTTTATGTCTTCAATCCATGCATCTGATGCAGAGGTTGTAATCTTGGCAAAGGATGCTAAACTGGAAGAGAAGTATAATATTACAAGAGAATTGGTAAAAGAAGCTTATCCTGAATTGTCGTGGGAATGAAATGAAACATGTGCTCTTCACTCTTTATGAGTGTGATGAATATCTTCTCGATGATGAAGAATTCATTCGTATTATTTTACGCGAGGCAACAAAAAAGATGGGAGCAACTCATCTCAACACTGTTACCCATAAGTTTCAACCCCAAGGAGTTACTGCTGTAACTTTGCTAGCAGAGTCTCATATGTCAATCCACACTTGGCCAGAGAAAAACATGGCAGTGTGTGATGTCTTCACCTGTGGAGATGCTAATCCTAAGAGAGGTGCTATTCACCTGGGTAGAAAACTAAAGGCAAGAGACTTCACTGCTACTGTGATGGATAGATCACCAGCAAAGATCGAATTTCAAATTTGACTTTTAAATCCAAAAATGGCGGGAAAAAAATTCCGCCATTTTTTTGTCTGTAGGATTTTGTATAAAATGATACCGAAGTACTTGACTAAATAGTGTACTAGGTCTATAATAGATCTGCGTTCAACCCCTAGGGGTCGCAAGTAAGTCGCGGAACGGAGCGTTCATCCTATGTTATCATTACTGACTGTCTTTGCCATGCATGTCCCACCTTCAGATTATCTGAGGTGTGAAGATTATCACTGGTTGAAGAATGCAATTGATGAAGCTGCAATCTTCACTCCAAGAGAGAAGTTTGAAATCAAACTTCGCTGGATGGAGCATACTGAAGCATCATGTTTTGATAATAAGGACGCAAACGACTGAAGGAACGGGAATAATTATTCTCATTCTTTTAGGAGTAATCCAATGAACACACTTCTCATGATCAAAAAGCAGATCCAAAAGGCATCTGCACTTCACGACGCACAGATTGCTATGACATCCTATCGTGGTGTCCAGTATGAGTGCAAGCAAGGCGCTGAGGAAATCCATGGCACCTTCTGTTATCGTGGTCATACTTACAACAGATAGAACAATGCAAATACTACAATTAGTTGGGGGTGTAACCCTGTTTTCTGTAGCATTCATGTTCTTGATTTATGGAGAGATAATTCTCCTTTCAAAATAATTACAAGGAGGGTTGCTACCCTCCTTTTTTTGTGGTATAATACAACCACTCATTCCTAAATACATGGACAAGGAGAAACTCAAACTTATAGTGAGGAATCTAAAATCGCTTGTTGAGATTTTAGAATCTGAAGTATATTCTGACACGTCTGCCTATACCAGTAGACAAGAAAATTTTGATGATCCTATTGAATACTACAGCAATGATGACGATGACGGATATCCAGACTGATTGGAGATACAGTGATGAACGCATGGCTCTTAGGGCAGATGTGTTTGTTCTGCTGAGCAAAAAGCATTTCAATCTCAGGAACACAAAAAATCTGTACGAGTTTTGTCATGACTGGGTATCACAGGGCAACAAAACAACTGAGGGGGCTGAGGAAGCATTTCTTCAATACTTACAGGAACTACAATGAGATTCAAAGACACAATCAAAGCAGCAAAGAAAGCGATTGAGCTTGCGGATAAGAACCCAATGCTGTATACTAATGAAGAGATCTGGTACATGAAGAAGCAACTTCGCTTCGCTAAGGAGGGTCTCAAACGTAAACGTGAAATGATGAGTAAAGGATTCAAGAATGAAGCAACAACATGGATCAGTACGGCTGGTACAAGTGACTCCCGAAGCGGAGAAGACGATGGGGTACGTGGCGAGAGTCAGCAACCCGAACAATCAGGAGAATCCTAACGTCGCGGGTCTGCTCAAGTATTGCATCAAGCATCAACACTGGTCTGTGTTTGAGCAGGCATTTATGACCTTAGAAGTCTCTACAAATAGAGCTATCGCGGCTCAAATCCTGAGGCACCGTTCGTTCACATTTCAAGAGTTTTCCCAGCGTTACGCAGATAGTTCGATGCTATCGAACGATATTCCTCTTCCTGACCTTCGCAGGCAAGATGTGACCAATCGACAGAAGAGTATCGATGATCTGGATCCATTTATCAAACAGAAGTTTGAAATCTGGATGCAACATCACTTCAAGCAAACTATGGAAGTGTATCAAGAGATGCTTTCTGCTGGCGTGGCAAAGGAATGTGCTCGCATGATCCTGCCTATGGCAGTACCCACTAAAATTTACATGACGGGATCAGTTCGCTCATGGGCTCATTATATCTCCCTGAGGACTGGACACGGTACGCAACAGGAGCATATGGACATCGCTAACCAATGCAAAGAGATTTTTGTGCAGCAATTCCCAATTTGTGCAGAAGCTCTTGATTGGACAGATGGCGATAAATAATTTTGTGAGGACAATCTGATATGGCAACTTATCCAGTAAAAAACCGAGTCACTGGTGAACAAAAACAAGTCAGTATGAGTATTCATGACTGGGACCAGTGGAAAGTTGATAATCCCGAATGGGATCGAGATTGGTCTGATCCTTCTACTTGTCCAATGGCAACTGACGTTGGTGAATGGAAGGATAAACTGGTCGCTAAAAACCCAGGATGGAATGAAGTTCTCCAAAAAGCATCACAAGCCCCAGGATCTAGAGTAAAGAAAATTTAGTATGGCAAGAAAGACTAGAAAAGACCCACCAGATTTGAATTCCATGACTGCGAAGCAGATGCGTCGGAAGAAACCAATCAACACTGATATGTTGGTGGACATTACGCCTCTGACAGATAATCAAGAACTATTGTTCAAAGATTATGCAAATGGTAAAAACATCTATGCTTATGGATGTGCTGGTACTGGTAAAACTTTCATCACTCTTTATAATGCTCTGAGAGACGTGTTGGATGAAACCACTCCATATGAAAAGATTTACATTGTAAGATCTTTAGTTGCTACGAGAGAAATTGGTTTCCTTCCTGGAGACCATGAGGATAAATCTGCTCTTTATCAGATTCCTTATAAGAACATGGTCAAATACATGTTCCAAATGCCAAACGATGCAGACTTTGAGATGCTCTATGGCAATCTGAAACAGCAAGAAACAATTAGTTTTTGGTCTACGTCATTTATTCGTGGAACTACATTTGATAATGCTATCATTATCGTTGATGAATGTCAGAACCTGAACTTCCATGAACTAGATTCTATTATCACCCGTGTTGGTGAGAACTCTAAGATCTGCTTCTGTGGAGATGCTGTTCAGTCTGACCTTACAAAGACTTATGAAAGGAATGGTATTCTAGATTTCATGAAAATTCTGGAAGTCATGGTAGATGAATTCAGTCTTATTGAATTTGGTATTGATGACATTGTTCGTTCTGGACTTGTCCGTAACTACATTATTAGTAAAACTCAACTTGGTTTATGACTTTTATCCATATTGACACACCCTCTTATGACCTAAATAGATTACAAGAGGGTGACATACGTTATTACGTCACACCAGAAAACAATAAATACCCTTCTATCACCACTGTCACTTCTTTCAAGAACCGAAAAATTTTTTCTGACTGGAGACAGCGTGTTGGCATTGAGGAAGCAAATCGTAAGACTCAAAGGTCAACAAGAAGGGGAACCGATACTCACCTTCTAATCGAACATTACTTGAAGAATGAGGACCTTCCCCAGGTGGGTCCTCTTCCTTCGTTTTTGTTCAAACAAGCAAAACCAATTCTCAACAACATCAACAACATTCACCTTCTGGAAGGTTCTCTGTATAGTGACGAACTATGCCTTGCTGGACAAGTTGACTGTATTGCTGAGTATAATGGAGAGTTGGCAGTCATTGACTTCAAAACAGCAGAAAAAAAGAAACCCGAAAAGTGGATTGAGCACTATTTTGTCCAATGCATGGCATACGGGATGATGTATTTTGAACGCACTGGTATTCCTATCAAAAAAGTCGTAATTATTATGACATGTGAAGACGGTGATGTTGCTGTTTATGAAAAATATGATAAAATTACATACATGAAACTATTGAAGGACTACGTAGAGGAATATGTTACTTTCCATAATGGCGGATGAAAAAGATCTAGAAAATCTAATTGAACAAAAGTTCATGACACAAGAAAAGTTCAGTAAAGATATTGAACAACTTGTCCATAACGAAAAAGATTTCAATTATATTGACGCAGTAGTTTACTATTGCGAAGAAAATGAGATTGAGATTGAGAAAGTTCCTAAACTTATCTCAAAACCACTCAAGGAAAAATTGAAGTGCGAAGCAATCAATCTCAATTACCTCAAAAAAACCTCCCGTGCTAAATTGCCACTATGAAAATGACTGGTTTTCAGTGCTTCCAAACTTACCTTGCACTCAAAAACCACTTTTCATCGGATTGTTATGACTACTTCAAATACAATGGTAAAACCAGTGTAAGAGAAGATTCTTTCAAGATGCGAAAGGATCGTTATTTCTTTGAGGCAATGTCTCGTAAAAGGAATGACGTAGAGATACGTGAATTTTTCATTTCAAATTTCATAGCTTCTGATGACCCATCCAAACTTTGGATTCGATCCATTGTGAAGGATGGAGAAGAAAACTTTATTTCTTGGAGAAAGAGAAATAGGAATCTAACCTATAATTTCACCAATGAAGTAGAAGAGATTTTTGAAGTTGGAGTGGATGAAGCACTTACTTGCAAAAAGAATACTCATCCTGTTATTTTGCGAAAATACCTTTCTGGAAAAGTTTGTATTGAAACCCTGGTCATCTTAAATAGAATTTTTAGATTCAAAAAAGATTACGATAAAGTCCTTCAAGATCCTATCTGGGAAACTGTCTCTACAAAAATGGCAAAATATGAACCATTTGTAGACGTGGAGATTAGTAAGTTCGTACAAATAGTAAAAGGAAAGGTCACATGAGTTTTTTCGACTCAGAAATAGTACAAAACGAAATAGAAAGCATCATGGAGATGCAGAAGCACATTTATATGGCTTCCTCCAGGTACATGCTAATGTCTTCAACAGAAAGACTTGAGCATATCGATCAGATGCAAGAACTGCTTGACAAACAACGAATCCTTCATGCTAGAATGTCTCTGTGCAAAGACCCAGAGGCAAAGCAGATGCTGGAGAAGATGCGTATGACCGCAAGAACTCTTGGAGTTTCTGACGACGTATCATTTGATGAATTGTTTGACAACATGCAAAGGATCATACAGAACATGAAACGGTCAATCCAGATCTCTTGACACCACCTAAATACTATGCTACGATGATCCAGTAGCAAATCCCACACACTACAAATCCTAAAAAATCCAATGTCATTTTCTAATCTCAAGAAAAACAACAAATCCATCTTTGCTAAACTGTCTCAAGAACTTGAAAAGAGTCAGAATACCCAAAGTGGTGGCGCTGATGAGCGTCTTTGGAAACCTGAAATGGATGTTTCTGGTAATGGTTATGCTGTAATTCGTTTCCTCCCTGCCCCTGAAGGTGAAGATCTGCCTTGGGCAAAACTCTGGAGTCACGCATTCCAGGGTCCTGGTGGTTGGTATATCGAGAACTCTCTGACCACGAATGGTGGTAAAGATCCTGTTTCCGAGTATAATCGTGAACTCTGGAACAGCGGTAGCGACAAAGATAAAGAAACTGTTCGTAAGCAGAAGCGTAAACTGTCTTACTACGCAAACATCTATGTTGTTCAGGATCCCAAGAATCCTGATAACGAAGGTAAAGTCTTCCTCTACAAGTTTGGTAAGAAGATCTTCGACAAGATTACTGAAGCAATGGAACCTGCCTTTGCTGATGAAACTCCCGTCAACCCCTTTGACTTCTGGGAAGGTGCAGATTTCAAACTGAAACTTCGCAAGGTTGATGGTTACTGGAACTATGATAAGTCTGAGTTTGCTTCTCCCTCCCCTCTGATGGGTGGTGATGATGATAAACTGGAAGCACTTTGGAAGAAGCAGTATTCTCTTGCTGAACTGACTGCTCCTGACAAGTTCAAGTCCTATGATCAACTCAAGGCACGTCTTGATCTTGTCCTTGGTAAGAAGAAGCAGTCTGCTCCCCAGTTTGATGATGAACTGGAAGATGAAAGTGAAGGTCGTGGTTCTTTCACCCCTAGTTTCTCTTCCCGAGAATCTGCTCCTGTCCCCCAGGCAATGCGTGAAGAACTGAACTCTCTTACCCCTCCCAGCAAGGTCGAAGATGAGGATCTCGATGAGTCTCTCTCATATTTTCAACGCCTTGCTGAAGCCTGATGGCGAGGGCGCGAGTAAAGATCATCTATAAAGATTGTGATAAAACCCAGGCAGAGGACAGATCTCTGCCTTATACGGCTTACATAATCACTTATAGAGAGGGGGGACATCTTAAATATGATATCGCGACCGCTCCAAAGCAAGTAGACATCTTTGACTACTACTGGGACGAATACCGTCATGACTTTGTGACTATGAAGCAAACAGAGGGTAGAGTCAATCCTAAACTCTGGGGTCCACCTAAATAGTTTTGTCGCTCTTTCGTGCGCGACACGCTACAAAAGGAATATCGCGATTTGAGGGGCTTGACCACCCCTCTTTTTTCGTCTATAATAGGGACATGAACACACCAAACTGGCAACACCACTCCAAGAAGGAGCAAAAACGAAAACTCAAACCACAAGCACTCCGACAAGCAAAAGCACGTCGTCAAGCACTCAAGAAGCGTCTCCTAAATGGGGACGCTTCTTTTTATGAGTATTTGTACTCTTGACAAGATATTTTGAGTCTCATATAATAACAGTAGTTCAGGAGATTACCATGTAATGAAATTATTCTTTCATCATGAATAAACAATTTTGGAGATAGTATCATGCATAATTTGATATCACACAATCAATTGGATGAGTGGAGACACTTTGAAGAGACAGTCGATCAAATGGAGACTGAATTGGATCTAATCAATGATTATTATGAATGTCTAATTGAATGCACAGATGATCAACCGACTTGCAAACGAGTTTGCAGGGGAATACTGTCTGACAATTACTGGTAAAGCATTAGGGGGCTTGACGCCCCCTTTTTAGTATCAATAATACTTTCTAACGAGATCGACAACAGTCTTCTTAGTTCTAGTATCTACAAGATCGGGATTATTTTCGTAAGAAGTAATCTCTTCAAAGTCTGCAATAAAGAACTGTAAGAACTCTGGTTTCAGAAGATCAATTTCTCTTTTTGCGTCATTCAATCTTTCTTCATACATGTAATTTGAAACGCTATATGTATGCTCAGTGAAAGTAAGCGTTTTTTTGATAATAGGGGATTGCGAATACATGTATTCATAAGTCCATCCTGGATCAACAATCAACCCCTCTCTCATTACGAGATTACCCTCAGCGTCAAGCACTTTGATTGTTTCATTATGATGTGTTGCATCAGGGTTTTCATATTTTGAAAAAACATACTCTTCCAGACCCTGAGAATCTAATGGCCATTGAGTATATACATCTGAAATTTCATTTACAATCAAAATAACCCAATGTAAGAATGGATCATCATAGACATCAAGTGCTACTTGCTCTGGTGAATATCCTTCAGGTACGAAATACTTATAGAATTGAATAGAAGCACGTCTGGCGTTATCGCTCAGAACATACTTTCTAAAAATATTTTTTACCCGTGTAAAATCTCCTTGACCAGCTTTTGTGATCTTGGTAGTGTATAGTAAATCTGGTAATTTTGAGAAAAACATCAGAAACCTGCTCCAGTTGAATCGATAATATCGTCTGCGTAGATGATCTTGAGTTCCTTGAAGGTAAGTGTCAATGCAGTTGCTACTGGGGAAGTATTAGCATATGTAGCATATACGTTATCTGGTGTGTACTCAACTTGAACACCTTCAAGAACCATTGGTTTGAATTGGTTCAGGTATTGATGTTCTTCAGAACCAGACATATACTTCACCGTAAATGACATCGGATAAGTTATATATCTTCCGCCAACACTCTGAGCACCACCGCCACCAGTTTTTGATGGGTGCATAGCAATCTTGAAGGTCTTTACAATGTCTCGAACGATATTAGTTTCAGCTTCATCTCTAGGACTCATTAGAATTCTAAAGTTTGCAGTTCTTTGACCACCATGACCACTCCAGAATAATTCGATTGTATTATTGATTCCGATTCCTTGATCCATACCCAAAAGGGAATTTGCATTCAAGTTAGCACCTTCCATTCCTGGAAGACTGTTCAAACCACCAGAAAGAATCTGAGCAGCAAATGTAGTCTCTGCTCCTCTCAAAGCTTTTGCTATATATGAACTTACTTGTTCAGAACTTCCTCCAGACATTGCTTGCCTGAGTGCTGAGATTGCCATTCTTCCACCAGGACTCAGGGTAGAAGCTCCCCAACCTTGAGTATATCCTGTGCTAATACTGTTTGGCATGTAGAACATGATAGTCCCAAGAGATGGACCAGAAATTCCTGTTTCTCCTGCAAACGCTGGACCATGCTCATAGATGTCAATCATCATATAATCTGAGGTATCGTCAAAGAGGTCGCTTGGATATTTTAGACCCTTACCAGCAAGTCCTTTGATTGCATCTTTCGCTTTATTTGATTTTTCAATCGTAGGAGAGTTTGCTGTCTGATCCTGTGATGGAGGAGTTGACGCAGATGTAGATGAGGATGATGATGAAGATGAGGATTGCGATGGGGATTCAGCTCGAGCTGCAGACGACTGTTGCGCCTGACCTTTACCAGATCCAGATGGATCTCCACCAGGACCATAATAGCTACTGTTTTGAGATCTTTTGGCGGGATCTTTACTAGCACCAACCTGAAAAAGAGAAAGAAAATTGAATGGATTCATTACTTAATACCTAGTTCGTTTTCTGTGATTATCTTGAATTTCCATTGACGGTCCAAACAAAACTCTTCTGCAGCTGCCCACTTCGCTTTATTGACTGCATATGTTTTCACTTCATTGATATAAGTTTTTGTTTTCTTTTGTCCTGGTTTAGGACCAGTTACTTGATATTTAGGTTTTACTTCAATGATGTACTTGTCAATCTTTCCAAGTTTGTTTTTCACTTTGATATAGAAATCTGGAAAGTATCTATGCCTTTTATTGTCTACAGGGGATAAATACGGTATTACAATTTCTTCAGAACCCCATTCCAAAACACTTTCATTCTTGTCACACCAAACCATAAACTTTCTTTCCCACAGAGACCTGTAGATGATGTTCGTGGGATCGCCTTTATATTTTTTAGTGTTAGATGGGGAGTATTTTCCTTTGTATGCCAAGATAAATAATGATAACACCCTAAGTATTATTTAGATGATACACGATCAGGTAAAAAAATTATTAGCAAGTGGTGCTGCGTCTGCAAACAGATACACCGCCACATTTTCGGGTGGGGGATTGAATTCTCAGACTGGAGCAAATGGTACTGCTATTGGATGGGCAACTGATATGGATGCGGAATTGAGAGTTCTAAATGACCATTCAAATTTTCTTGTATCATCCATACAATTTCCTGGTAGATCATTCGCTACTGGGGAGATGCGTGGTGAAATGGCGCTAGGTCTCAATAGAAAATACGTTCATAGTGTTTTATTCAATGAATTTTCTATGACTTACACTTTGACTGGTGATATGGCAGTTCATAATATTTTCAATCAGTGGGTAGAAAAGACAGCTACAAGAGTAGGAGATCGCCCTGTGAATAGAAAAGATATGAGACTTTCTTACTACAATAGTTATATTGATCCAAAAATTATTTTGAAGAAGTACGAAAGAGATGACAGAGTATCTCTTACTACAGAAGTTTATAATGCTTTCCCATTGAATGTATCTGACCTTTCTTTGTCTGCTTCAAATAATAGCAGTACATTGGAATTTACTGTCAATTTTGCATATGAAACATTTGAAAACGTATATCAAGGACAATCGAGTGAACAAACTTCAGGTGGAGGAGGTGCTACAACTGGTGCTGCATCTAATGCATGGACAGATGCGGACTTAAATCTTGATTATTCTAAGTACAAATATGATCCAAATCTACTTTCTACCGACCTCAAGACCGTCAATACAAATTGGGAAGCAGCTTTTGGAGCTGAGAGTACTTTTGTGTCAGGTAGTAGTTTTGGGTCTTCATCTGGTTCATCTGGTTCAAAGGTAGAAAGTAAATCAGATGGGTCGTCTGCAGCACCAAAAACATAACCATCTGTACTTTACAGTCATCCCGTGGTATAATAAATATCTATACTACATTATTCATTGAATAGTTATGCCATTACCTAAGATTACTGCCCCCACCTATGAAGTGGAATTGCCATCTACTGGAAAACCAATCAAGTTCAGACCTTTTCTGGTAAAAGAAGAGAAGGTTCTTATGCTTGCAGCAGAATCAAATAACACAAAAGAGACTGCTAACGCAATCAAAACAATTCTCAAAAATTGTATTGTGTCAAGAGTAAAAGTTGAAGAACTTGCTTCTTTTGACATTGAGTATCTCTTTTTGAATGTGAGGGCAAAGTCCGCTGGTGAAATTGTTGAAGTGAAAGCACCACTACCATCAAATAATGATGTCGCAGTGAATATTTCTGTAAATCTTCAAGATGTAAAAGTTCAATTCCCTGAAGGACACTCTAAAGAAATTGATCTAGGAGAAGATTTGTCAGTGATTATGAAGTATCCAAGCATGGAAACTTTTATCGAGATGAACTTTACTGACAAAGAAGTTGATCCCTTTGACGTTATTACTGGATGTGTTGATCAAATTGTTCAAGGTGAAGAAATTTGGGAAGCATCTGAGTGTAGTAAGAAAGAATTGGTAGATTTCATTGAATCTATGACTGCAGAACAATTTGCTCTCATCAATAAGTTCTTTGAAACTATGCCAAAACTTGAGCATAAAGTTTCCGTTCCTAATCCAGAAACTGGAGATCAAGAAGAAATCACTCTGTCAGGTATTGGTGATTTTTTCGGTTAGTAATGGGCTACATAAGTCTTGAAATATACTATGAGACTAATTTTTCAATGATACACCATCACAAATGGTCATTGAGTGAAATTGAAAATATGTTGCCTTGGGAAAGAGATGTGTATGTGACCATGCTTTCGGAGCATTTACAAGAAGAGAAAAAACGAGCAGAATTACACAAGGGAATCTAAATGGCAAACACCATTGACATCAAAGGCGCAATTATCAACATTACGCCTTCAAAAACTGTAAAGTTTCAAAACATGTCATCTGCTGGCAGCAGCGGTGGTGGGAATAAATCGTCCAGCTTTTTAGATAAAGGTGAGTACAAAAACCTTGGTAAGTTCGTTGTTCTGACAGGACAAAGTTTGAAGAAGATGAATGTGAATCTTCTTCAAACTAAGAAGATTCTGCAGTCGATGCAAAGCGCGAACAAAGAATCTTCTAAAGATACTAGTGATAAACTGGGACAAATTGCAACTGCGATTGGAGCACAGAAAAAAGCTCTGAACAAATTCGCAAAGCAGCAAAAAGAATCTAATAAGACACTAAAAGACTTAGCAGGAAAAGTTGGCACTTCTCTTGAACTAGATAAGATTCGTAACAAGGGCGCTTTAGAGGATAGAAGAGAAAGAAGGAGAGAAAAAGCAGAAAGAACGAGGAGAGAGAGGGAAGACAGACTAGAGAAAGTAAGAGGTGCTGTTGGTAAGGTTGGTGGTCTTGCAAAAGGTGCTATTGGAAAGGGTAAAGGATTCCTTGATACCTTGATGAGTTTTCTGGGTATTGGTAGTTTTATTGCGTCTGTTGCAACTGCATTCGTTGCATACCCTGCTCTCAAAGGAGCATTGAATTCTAATTTTGTAAAAAATACTGTCAAAGGATTTTTTGAAGGACTCAGTGCTATTGTAACTGCGATTCAATCTATCCCTCAAGCAGCATGGGATAATATTGGAAAAGCGATTGGTGGTATTGTCAAATTCTTCGGAGAAAGAATTGCTGATACTGTAACGGGCATTTCAGATTTTATTAGTAAAATCAAACCAGAAACTTTAGATAAGTTCGGAAAGTTTTTTGGTAAAGTTTTCAAGTTTCTTGGTAATTTTATTGGTGATAGATTCAAAGATGTATTCAATGGTCTAGATAAGATTGTTGATGAAAATGGAAATCTAAAATTTGATCTGGGTGGTATATTCCAACTTATAGGTGGAATTGGTGGTCTTGCACTTACCTATCGATATCTAAAAAATCCTACTAAGATCATCGATGATGTTGGTAGTGTATTTGGATTCTTTGGTAAACTGACTGGGGCTATCCCTGGTGGTGGCAAGATCCAACAGATGCTTGGAATGACACCTGGAG